AAGCCTTTGAGTGAACGTCATTCATTAATCTGATAAATGCTTCTGTAGATGCCATTATAACTGCCAAAACATTTCTAACATTTGGAATGAATCCAATACCAGTTGTTGGCGATGAAATCGTTTTTTGAAGTTTTTCCGAAATTTCCAACTCAATAGTATTTTGTTTTGTATTGAGTTGTCCTTCCATATCTCTTATCATGCTTTCAAACCTACCGGGTCCATCAAAGGTAAAGAACGGTAGTTTTACTTCTTTAATACCTTCTTGTGTAACCTCACCTCTAACACCCCATTTTAATATTTCGGATGCTTGGAATTGAGATATCTGAACCGCAGTTGGATTTACAATACCTGTTTGAGCAATGAAAGTACGTCTCCAATCAATATCCAATGGTTGGAATATTGTAAACGTGTTGTAAGTTATTTGATTTGTTATTTTATAATTAGCACTTCCTTTTATAGAACCAAAAGTGGCGTTTTCATTTAAGGCGGTATTACCTTCAAGAACTAAAGATTTTAATTTACTCTCACCTCTTTTAATAAAACTTATTTCATTTTGTTTAAACGTATAAACCCTATTATCAGAATTAATTAAATAATAAGGATTTTGACCCATGTATTCCGCAAACCATGAAGTTTTGGAACCTCTCACTTTTTCATAATAACCTAACAACCCCTTTCTATAATCTTCAGCATCGGTTAGTGGTTGTAAATCGGCCTTATCTTTGTAAACATCCAAGATTGTTTGTTCCAACTTCATCAATTTATATTGAAGTTGTGCAACAGTATATCTTGGGAAGTCTGCAGGTATTAACTGTTTTGCAACATATTCTGAATATACTTCATTAATTTTTTGTAATCCACGAGCATCAATCGTATCAATACTAATTGTTGAGTTTAATTGTGTTGACGATGATATATTCTGAGCGGTATTAATTACTTGTGTTTCTGATTCACCATTCAAAGTTGTTTCACCACCAATTGTTTTTGAGAAATTAAATGCTGTTTCATACATGTGAGGAACCGCAACTAAGTGTCCCATCGCAATCTCATTAAGGATATTATATTTGTAACCAAAAAACTGAAGGGTAACCAAGTAATTACCACTCATAGAGTTAAAGTCAGCACTAAATTTGTGTAAGTTTAATTGATATCTAATTGCTTGACCATAATATCCTTTCATTGTTAAATAAAAGACAGGATATGGTAAATTGAAAAATGCTGCGTAAGGTGATTGGTCACCAAGTTCAAATAAAGCTCTACCCTGAACATCTTCTAATCTTATCGTTACCTCAGGAATAAATGATAGATTTGTTCTAGCCTCAATACTTGTAATACCCAATAAACCGGGGTCAACAGTACCCCCTAAATTAGTTTGGAATCTTTGTTTAAAATATTTTTTTCCATCAGTGGTATCCACTAAATCTTCATATCTCTGTAATCTAGCTTTCTTTTCTGTTGAACCTAAACCTGTTAAATCATCGTAATATCCCGTATTTAGATAGTCTTCATCATTAGGACGAAGAAAATTAATCTTCGCCAGTGATACCGTTCTAATATTATCTTGTGGGGTTGCACCCAATGCCAACTTTGTTCTTGGGAGGATTTCGGCTTCAAGATTAGCATACATTACTAAGTTCTCATGGTCAACTAATCTTTCTTCAACAACTTGTTGTCCATTAGATGCAATACGCCATGTTTTGTTAGGGTCAACTAATATAACATTGTTATACGCCGCCTCAACAAAAATGTTCCCTGAGTTGTCTGATAAACCATTACCTACCATAATAAAAGAAGTGTGCCTCTACAGCTGATTTATAATCTTGTAATGAAGTTACTAAAGGATATGGAATACTCAATATAGCACCGTCAAATATATTATTTTCCATACCACTATATTGAGGATTTGCCTGTAGTATCAACCAACCGAAGAATGGTGTACCATAATATTCTTGAGAAACTTTATCTAATCTACTCACACCAACTTTATAAACATAAACCTTATCTGAAGGTTTTGTAGGTACAGTAACATAAGGGACAACAGTTTGTTCACCATTTATGTAAAAAAGATTGTATCTGTTATAATATCCTAACGCCATTATAGTAATTCTACTTTAGTTGTTATAACACTTCCGTTTATGGTTGCCCACTTAGATGTATCCGTATTAGTATTATTCTTTAATCCCAAATCTTTAATGTATGTCTTCTGTTCTGCCGTTGGAGTTGATGAAACTTCATATGTGAATACTCTTTTCTTGTCCAATGGGAATGGCGTGTAATTCAAAAAGTTTATGGGGTTTATCATCGGAGATTTTTCAAATTCATTAATCCAAGCTTTTGTAACCTCATCTTCTTTAGAATATACTCTACGAGAATCTTTTTGCCAATAATTTCTGAATTTATTTTGAAAATCATCTTTACCTTCACCAACTAAATCTTTATTGGTTATAATATTACCAATAATAGCATTTTCAAACGCTTCATAAAGTTTTTGGTCAATAACATCTTTTGATAATAAAGCATATTCCCTACGTTTTGCATTTTCATTCCACCAATCATCCTTTGTAAACGGAACAAAAACATTTTGAGTAACCTCGTTAGCCTGAAGTGGGTCGGTGACAAACATACCGGTATAAGCCACACCATTAATTGTTGTTTGAAAATCAATTTGACAAGCATCGTCAAACGCCTCTAAATTATTAGCAATTTTTTCAAAATCCGCACTTATTTCTTCATACGTGTTTGTAACACCAACTGATGAACTGTGGATTGCAGTTGTACCCGAAATATTATAAATTACTTCAAGTCCATTTGTTTGTTGATATCCATCGGTACCTTCACTCGCAGATAATGGATTGTATGTAATAACATTTGTTCTTGCAAGTAATTGTATGTATTGTGTTTGTGCATTTGTTATACTCTGAATAATTGTTGATAATGGATTAACAAAACTATTCTGTTTTTCTGTAACAAATGTTTTCATATTTTGTTTCAATTGTCTCAACGCCTTTTTTGAGAAATTGAATTCGGTAGTATTCATATACCCAACAAAACCATTTTCAGAATCTATATTACTAATATATTGAGAAAATAAATCATCAACAGTTTTTTGGAAATTAATTGGTTTACCGTAAATGTTTACAATGTCATTTGAACTATAAGCCAATATGTAACCATCAGTGTAATTTCTTTGTATTGGGAACAATTGTCTAATTGCGTTGTTATATTGACTATTAACATCTTTAGTTTTATTAACAATTGTTGCAAAATAATTTTGAGTACTTCCAACTAATTGGGTCATTAATGTTTTATATTCTATCGTTCCGTATTGAACACCGTTTTCATTTGTTTCAGTGGTTAAAACCTTACCAATAGTCTCTAAGTTAGATTGTGGTCTTGTATTTTCAACTTGGTTAATCGTTGGTGGTGGTACTTCTAATCCTAAATTCTTTACAAATTGTTGGTCTAAAACTTTATAACTATCATCAGTCGCGTCTGCCCTATCATCATAAATTTCTGTGTTACCGTAGAAGTTAAATGTTAATGCGTTTTGTAGTTTGTCTACAGCACTTTTTAAACCTTGTCCACCAACAAAACTAAATGATAAAGTGACGTTAGCAATCATAGGTTGAACCCCAATACCTTCAGGGTTTAAATCTAAACCTTCATAAGTAAGTGAAAGGTTATCAGGAATAATTTTAGAGTGGAAAAAGTCACCAACTCTTAAAACCAATACCGGAGGTGCACCAAATGCGGTGTTAATGGCGTTATTATATTCTAATTGTCCTTCAGAATTGACCGTAGGTATTGTATCACCAGGTCTCATACATTGTTGTAAAAATGTAAGTCTACTGTTTAATCCTTCAGGTGTGATTGAGTGAAATGATGGGTGGAAAAATTTTAACTTCTCTTTGAGGTTATCGTACACCATTGGTGTCTCTTGTTTAATCACCTCAAAATAATCACATTCAGATAATAAACTTCTTAAAACTCTCTTAGTAATGTTGTCTCTAAGAACAGTTTCTTCTGTTATAACTTGTTGAACAACGGTTTTGGAATTAACAACAGTTGTTAATTGTTCTTGAACCCTTGGTTGTGTTGGGTCAATCTTTGATGGTTGTTGAACAGGTACCGGTGTTTTGTCGTTAACAGTAAGTTTTACTCTTCTACATGCCATGGCATTTGTTGAATAAATTTTATCTTGACCCACAAGATTTTTTGTACAATTTACCTCATCAAAAATGTTAACAACATCCCCAATTTCAGACTCAGGAATAACAATTGTTTCACCATCAGCAATCTCAACAAAAGTTATTTGTTTGTTATCCAAATACGTTTGAAGACCTAATGTTTCTAAGAAATATTTCTTTACTGCATTTATTCTTCTTTGTGATAAAGCGTCATTATAGGTTTCGTTTGCTGGGGATGATGCACTACCAACTAAAACTATCTCAAGAATACCACCTTGTGATAATTTTTGTTTCATTAAATTAACTTTAGAATCAATTTTGATTTTATTTGATTCTATAATACTTGTATAAAAAGTCTTAATAGGTTCTCTTTCATCAACATTTGCCTGTGATTGATAACTATTTTTGGTTGTTTGTGACGTGTAAGCAGCGTAGTATGTTAAATAACTTTCAACAGGAATGTTTGGTTTAGGAATATCGTTATCAAAATACAATGCTCCGATATCACCTGTGAATTTCTCACTTGAATTACCTGTCTGTGAACTGTTACCATCATTAACTTGTACACCAGCACCATTTCCACCCCCACCAGTAGTCGCATCATTACCTGTTTGAATGGTGTTTGTTAAATAACGAACCTCTTCGGTTGTAACATTTTTAGTTGATAATTTTTGTTGTATTTCAAAAATGTCTCGTGGGTTGATTGTATAATATTTTTGAGCCAATTCATACAAGTCATATTTTCTACAACCTGCAAAGAATGACTCCAATATACCATCTACTCTACTCTTAAGAACTTCGTTTGATAATACCTTGTTAACCAACATGTTTAATACAGATGGGTGGTCAACAACAATCTTCCAAGTTAATTGACCCGTTCTTGACGTATTATTGTAAGTGTATACAGGTTCAGGACGACCAATGAAATCAGTCTGTTTGAAACCAGCTCTGGTTGATTCGTTGAATGTTAAACCATATGGTGGGAACCACATTACTCTACCCCCATTCGGACCACGTTCACAGGCAGGTAAATCTTGAACCGATAGACCTGGTTTGTTTGATGTTCTCCATGCCAAATTCTCCAACGAGAACATATACTTCTTAGCATAGAACCCACCACCAAATGGATATCCCCCCACTATATTAGTAGAGTCTTGCCCACCTTCTCTTTTGTTTGGTGCAATGTTTAAGTTATATGTGTTATCAAACACGGAATAAGCAAACTTTCTACCTTGTGTGGTAATACCATCGGTTTTCTGCAAGTCATTAAACTGAAGGTATGGTGTATCTTTGGTGAAGATTCTACAATACTCGGCACCTCTTTCTTGACCGATTTCACCAACATAGCGAACAACTTTTGAACCTTTGGTAATTTCTTTATATCCATCGTTAAATACCTTGGATACTTGGTCAATAGCATTTCCTACGTGTTGGAATCTCTTACCTCCTCTTGGCTGTGAATCAATGATACGTTGGGTATCATCCAAGATAGAACCTTGTCTGAAGGTGTAGTTTGTTGATTCAGTTGGACCGTATCCTGCAGGTCCAAAGTCAGGGTCTTCACTTGTTGGGTCTCCACCAGGACTTACATACTTACCAGCATTTCCTCTGAATTTTGGTGATACCCAAGTGAAACCACCTTCAATACCCCCACCACTACTGTATGTCGGTCCGTTAGCCCCAAGTCTAAGAGCTTTACCAGGTCCTTCATAAAGTTGTGAAAGTTCTGACGGTCCGTAAACAGGTGCTTTGACCTCTCTTCCGAATTGGTCGGTAGGTACATCACCAACGGGTGAGAATACATTACTCGGTTCTGAAGTCTCTGAACCAACATAATAAAACCCTGAGTTTTCTGTTGCGGGTCTTAGAATCCCTGCAACTCTATCAAAGATATTCTTTGAATAGTTTGGTCTATAAATGTTGTATTCTAAGTTTTTAAACAATATAGACTTTTGACCGGCTCCGGTGTTTTCCAAAAACAACACCGAACCTGTCTTAGGTGAACCAAAAAGTCTACCGAAGAATCTCCCGATTCCCGATGCCAAGTTAGCCCCCGCATAAGCACCAAACAATTGCTGTGTGGTTCCCTGATTTTGGGGGTTAATACTTGTGTCAAAATAACTTCCTGGTATTGTAGATAGTGGAACATAAGTTCCCGAAACCCTATTTAATAAATCGGCTGACGCACCCAACAATGATGTTGGTTGTGTGATGGTGTAGTTTGGTTCCAAAATTGGAACCCTACCTGTTAAGATATTGAGGATATTTGCACCTCCGTTGACATTAAGGAAGTTTATTCTTCCTAATGTGTTTCGTCTTATTTCTCTTGCAGCATTGAATAAGAACTGTTCCTTGTAGAAACTGGCACTGATTTTTGCTAAGTAAGAGTCATTTGATAACAAACCATCCGAACCTTGGGGGTCGGGGTTCAAAATAAGTGATGATGCTCTATATGATGAAGCATTAAATGTATCAGGATATGGTTGGTTATTAGAACCTCTACCATGTCTGTTTTGTAAAATTTCTAATTGGGTGAAGAACAATCCTGAATCATATAACTGATTCTGTGTGTTTGTTCCACCAAATGGATTAAGTGGTAACCAAGCACCTTGAATACCAGGGAAACCTGTACGAGCAGCTCGTTGACTTTCGTTGATGATTGTTGCATCGGTGTAATCATACTCCCCCTCGTTTGAGTTTGTATTCTTAAGGGTGTTAACATCAGGTACCTGAATATATCCACCATCTCTACCATATTGGTTAAGAGGATATGCTTGGTTGGCAAAAGTTGGATTGTCAATTAACGCATCATTACTGTCCGTAGGAGCCATATCCCTAAGGATTGTCTCATAGTTAATCGGAGGGGTAATACTTGATGGCGACTTTTTGTATGGCACAAGGTTCCTAACAATAAGTTTCTTTCTAAAAACCTCGGAACTAGGAAAATCTAATGGACTTGGCATACTATTTTATTCTATAAATACAGATATCAAAATTTTATTTTCTTGATGGAAGTGGTTTCGTACCATTTTCATCTATTTCACCAAGAACTTTTACTAACGCATTTCTAAATTCAGGACTTTGAACATATTGTGTAAGTCTGGCAGTATCAACACCCACAGGTGCATCAATAACAAATCTTACTTGACCATTAATATTCACATCTTTTTGTTGGTTAGCCGATTGTTCTTTAGCAGCACTTTGTTTTGCCTTTTGAACTATCCCACTAGTCAAATTGTTATAAGACTGTTCTATAGAATCCCTAGGTTTTTCAATACCAAGTTGAGATACAAATTCTGTAAATCTTGCATAAACCCCACTTTCAAGTTGAGAGGACTTCTCATCCAATCTTTTTGTAACACCTTCAAGTGCCTTTGTGTCTCCTTGAGATGCTTTAACCAGCAAGTCTTGAAAATCATCACCAACAGCTTCAAAGAATTTTCTTGAGTCTTCACCACTACCTAAAACCCCTTTAGAATATAAGGCACTTGCAATGTCATCCCCAATTCTTTTAGTTGCTTCAGCACCTCTAATAATTGCTGATTGTCCACCAATAGCATATCCAATTTGGATTGGTAATGCCGCCAAATCTCTTTGTATCGTTTCCATCACACCAAGTTGAGACCTTTGTATTTCTTCAACTGTTTTTGGAGCACTTTCTTGAATTTCCCTTAATTTTTGGAATTCTTCTGATTGTAAGTCACTTAACCTTTTCGTTTGGTCCTTGCCTTCATCGTCTTTAATCTGAACAACATAGTCACCCTTAAAAGCTCCCGTACCCATCTTAGCCATGTTGGCAACCAACATTTTTTCTTCTTCAGTTGCATTAATACCAAGATTAATCTGACCAAGTCTTCTATCCATGTCAGCGGCAGATAGTGCGGTTTTTGTAAATTCAGCGGCGGTCATTCCCGCAGCTTCGGCTATTTCTTTAATTTGTCTTTGAGCTCCCGGCGCAATTTTAAATGATTGAGTCTTTTCGTCAAACATTGTAAATTGCTTGGTGAGATTAATTAAACTATCTTGAAGTCCTGCTGGGTCGTTAATTGATTTGTCCATCAACACAAACGGGTCAACTAAATCACCCGCCATAACACCCAATCTTTGGAACGCAGATGCCATTTCAATAGCACCTTGTGGATTCATAACACTGTCAGCGAATTTGGCGGTGGTTGCCATATCAAATCGTAACATAGATGCCTGTGCAGCCATTTTTGTCAATCCAACAACACCATCAGAAAAATTAAACCTATTCATGTATTCCATGCTATTGACAACGTCTTGCATGATTTTTCTTGAATTAAGTCCTAAACTTTGAACATATCCAATGGATTCGGCAACTGTTTCCCCAACTTGTGATATTTCATATCCCGCAGCTTGGAAATTCTCAACAAGTCTTGCTGGGTCTGCTTGTTGGCCAATAAGTTGTGCCGCGGCATAAATTTCAGTGATTGTGTCTGTAGTTTCAATTACATTTCTACGAGCACCTTCACTGATAGCAATAATTGTTGTATCAATATCATCAAGAGAAGCACCAACACGGACTAAACTTGATGCAGAATCACTAATAGCGTTTGAAAACTCAACAGCTCTTAATCTACTATCACCAAAAGACTTATTAATATTATTAATTCCCGTATAGATTTTATCTATGGTGTCTTTAAAGTTCAAGGTATCTTGATATGCCTTGAATACATCACCCATACTATTAAAATCATTCGGATTGTTGTCAGCCATGTTGAATTTCTAAATAAATAGATTCTTTTGTTATTTTTGAGATTTATCTTCAATCCATTTATTCAAAAGATACTTCCTAATAAAGATAGGCATTATTAAAAATTCTTGGTATGAAACACCAAGTAACGTCTTCAAATAATAAAATTCGTCTATTTGAGACTTTCTATAATCAGAAGAAAGGACGAAAAAATTCGACCCCAAACCCAACATTCACTGTGAGTTTTTCTCCTGACGGGGCCATAACAATTCTTTCCATATCCAATCTTGGTTCATTTTCATTCATAAATTTTTTAATGAATTTAGAGTCAGCGATTGGCATCTGTTCTACAAATTTTGTAATTTCACCCTTATCAGTACTTCCATTAATACTTTGAATTTCTTTTACTAATCTCATCGTAACTCTTGGAACAACCCTACCTTGTGGGTATGACTCAAATATTTTTCTAAGTTCTAAACCATCACCATAAGTAAGTGGTTTTAATTTAACTTGAACACCTGATACAGGTAAAGTCGCCGAAAATGTACCATCAGTATCAGGTTCAACCCCTTTATTGATGTTTAATTCATCCAACAAAACTTGTGTTTTGAATTCATTACCCGTTACAGGGTCTTTCAAAGACATTTCCATTTCAGGTCCGAAAGATGTATTTCTTAAAAAAATTAAAATTGCTTCAATATCACCCTCAAGTAACTCTTCAGGTTTCATACCTGGTTCATACAATTTATTTCTAAGAAGTTGCATGGTAACATCTTCACTTCTCCCCATCAAAATATTTTCATCTGCTGCGGTTAGGTATCCTACCTTGACAGAACTTTTTTTGTTTTTATAAAAAATACCTCTTGAAGGTAATTGAACCACGTCATGTGGCATTGAGAAATTTTCTTGTCCGTATTGTGATATATCTTCCATAATAAAAAAACCGTAGAGTTTGGTTCTACGGTTAAATATATTGATTTAAAAAAGTAAATAAATAGAAATTAGTAAATTAAAACACAACGGTCAGGTCTTAAACTACAAGAAATTGTTGCTAATCCATCTTGGGAATAGTTAAGTGTTTGGAAATCCACATTTGTTAGGAATGTTCCGTACAAAATCCATTTTTCAACAACAACACCTGTTGGGTCTAACATCTCAAGGTCAATATCTTTTTTATAACCCGCAGCGTAACCCATACGACCTGTCACCGATTCAGCATGTAAACGAACCCACTCCATAAGAGCTTGAGCCGCAGATGGACCAATTGGGTCACGGAAGGTAACCGGAATTTCATCCCAGTTAAATCTACCAGCAACAAATGTTGATGTATTCAAAAACTGAATCTCAGTTGAATTAATTTTGATTGATGGACGTTTTGTTGATTCAACAAACCATTCGTTAATACCTAACGAAGAAGGAAACCTTAGGATAAAGCGGTTTTGACGCTTCGGTTCGTAAGGTATGGGCATTTTCATTAATAAATCAGCCATGTTGTTTTAATTTCTTTAAATTTTTTATCTTTTATTATAAATACTACCTGTGTGAAAATTTTTCCCTTTACTTTGTTTTTGAAAAAACTATATCTTCACTAGGTCTAGTTCTAGTATTCTTTTTTAATTCCTCCTTTAGTAGAATATACCTTAATTGGTTCTTTGATTTTATCAAAATGTTTCTTCATTACATCTACATTCTTAATATCATCATCTGAAAAGCCAATTAAAGGCATTCTAGGAGAAAATTTATTGGCAATATCTTTTTTAAGTATTGCACTTTTTTGTAAAAGTGCCGCCATGGATTTCACATATCTTACAAAATCTTCCATAGCCGTTACTTTAAGTTCTTCAGGGTTTGCCGCGGAACCCTCACCGAAACTTACCGGATTATATTTGTTGAGTTCTAAGTAAGAACGAATTAATTCTTCATCCGTCATTTCTTCTTCACCCACAAAATCACGATATTTTTTTAAGTTTTTTAATAACTCTTTTTTATCAATACCCTCATAGTTGTTAATGATGTAATTGTATACACCCTCTTTGATGGTTTTTGGGTTGTGACCCCTCGCAGTGATTATCGCAAAAATGGAACCGTTATTGATTGCCTCTTTAAAATCATCCCAAGCCGGACCTGGTTTTGCCCTCATAGCATCTATCAAAAATTGTTTGTCACCCTCCACTTTAAAATTTCTAAATGGTTTTTCAGCATAACCTTTGATTGTTCTACCCATATAATCAAATGGTTCATTCCCAATTCTGTCTCTAAAAGTTGCAAAGTCTTCAGTTGACATTTCCACCTCGTCACCTGAAGTGTCTTCCAAAACTATCTTGGTTGGCATGTGAACGATGTTGTCATCCCAATCAAAGGCATAGTATTTTAAATCTGGTGCCTTACCTTCAAAACCTTCTTTAATTCTATTCATTATTTATAAACGGCTAAAAAGTGGGGCCGAAACCCCACTTTGTTTTTTATTAGATATTTTCAAACGAAGCTCCACTTGGAGTGATGAAGAATTCAATATCAATGAATTCAAGTGCTTTCGTAGGTTTTAAGTAAATTTTACCTGTTAATGTGTTTCTATCCAAATCTTCAGGTGAAGAACTTACTGTTACACGGAAGTCATAAAGACCTCTGTCTCTTCTGATTGCGTCAAGGATAGGGTTAACCGAATCCAAGAACTGTTGTCTTACGATTTCGTCATTTTGTTCAAACAACAATCTAACTGCCACCGCTGAAATCAATTTACGAGCTTGTAACAACAATCTTCTTACGTTCAATCTGTTAAGAGCCGAATCTTTAACTTGAAGAGTTTTGTTACCCCAAATTACGGTTCCAACATCAGAGAAGGTTGCGATTGGGTTAATACGACCTTGATACAAGGTGTCTCTATCTTCTTGTGTAAGTTTCAATCTTGCCTTAACTGAGTTAACAAGACCTCTTGTGTAACCCGCCGATGCGAACCATGGGAATGAAATGTTGTCAGTCAACGCTAAGTTTCTACAAACTTGACCTGTTGGTGGTAAGTATATTTGAGTGTTGTTAACAGTATCTCTTTCCAAAATCCATGGGTAGTAAGTTGCTGTGTATGATGAATCAATACCTGTATCATCCAAATTGTCAACCGATTCTTGTGGGTAGATAATTTCGTATTGAGAACCACCGTCTGAAGTGTACATGTTGTAGTCAGGAGTTGTCACGATGTAAACCGAGTCAGCTCTTTCATTTTCAACCATACCAATTGCAGTTTCACACAAGTTAGAGTTGTTAACGTAATCAATACTTGAAGTTGCAAATACGTTGATGTTTGTTGATTCAGGGTTATTGAATGACAAGATACCAAGTAAGTAAGCGTAGTAGTCGGTGTTTGCAAAATCTTGTGTATTGTTCGCCACAACGATTCTCTTGAACGTACCGTCACCAGATGCTGTCGGATATCTTTGAGTAGGTGTAGAACCTTGTAAGTATCCTGATGCACCCAACATAAATCTGTCTTGGTTTGTTCTAAACTCTCTGTAGATATCCCATCCGTCAAATCCACCTTGGAAGCAGAATGTATATTTTCTTGAGTATAAGAAGTAATATGGATTATCTTGAGTTGTTGGTTCACCATCAAAACTTGCAATACCACAAACAAACGCTGGTGTACCACTTGTTACTTCAAAGTTACTAATAGTAACAACAGTCGCTCCTGAGTCCATGTGGAAACCTTGAGTTTGGTAGTTCCATGGTGCTGATTCAGTTGCAGTATCCCAACCTACTACAGGGTTTTGTTTACCTTTGTATTGTAATAAGTCAGAGTCAACCCCAAATTGTGAAGACATACCAAGGTAAGTTCTTCTTACAACGTCACCACTTGAAGACACGATGTTTGCTCCACCGTATGTACTTCCAAATGGGGGGTCAAAGATTGTTTCACCTGGGAAGAAGTACTTGTTTTTGATTACAGGGAATGGTGAAGGGTTTGATACACTATCGTAAACTCTTTCTTCAAATCCACGGAAACCACAAGGTAATGCGTCTATTGGTGCTTCATCAGAAAGTTCAATCATGATGTAAGCAGATACTAACGGAAACTCACCATTAGCAGAACCAATCTTTTTAGCAACAAAACTGTTAGAACCTGGGTCCATAGTACAGTTTGTGTATTTTTCATAAACAACAGGATTTGCATCTGTGTCAAAGAAATCTCTAACTAAAACATCAAAAGTTTGATTTGAGAATGAAATGTTAGCGATTGAAATTTTAACTTCTGTGTTTGCAGAACCACCATCTGAAATTGATGCAAATCTAAATAAGTTATAAACCTTGTTACCTCTTAACTCAGATACAACAAATGGAGTCTTTGGTGTTTGATATTGGTCCAAGAACCAAGCAATAGAAGTTGTTGAATTTTTATCCCTAGCTTCAGGTAAAGCAATCAAATCACAGTTTAATCCTTTAATAAATCCTTTGTTATATGCATAATTTAATAAACCTGGATATGACTCTTCAACATAAATAGGAACCTCAGTTCTTGATTTTGAGAAGTTAGTAATACCAAGAACCTTTGTGATGTAATTTGCATCAACACTACCAAATGAAGTTTCAAATTGGAATGTTTTATTTTCATAAGTAACACCACTTAATAGGAAGGTTGAGAATGGACTATTTGTAACACCCGAATACGCTCCGGTACAAATCATATCCAAGTCAGTCAATCCTGTTACTTGATAAACAGGACCATGATTGTTAGCATCATACACTGAAATACCTCTTGAACGAAGAGTTGCAACAACTAAGTTATTGTACTCTGTATAAGCAGTTCCACTGTAGTAATAAACAGTACCTGATAAAGTTACGTCAAAATTTCCTGTTCCACCTGTAGTGAAATCCGTAACCGCGTAATCCCAAGAAAAACCTGAGTAACTATTATTAGAATAATTTGTGAAAGTTGCATAATACCAAGGGTCATTAACAGAATCTGTTAAATCGTTAAACAATAAGTTCATACTATCAACACTGAATACGTTACCCAAAGTTGTGTATTGTGCAGACAAGTCATTGTATTCTGTTTCAGGAATTGAACCATAAACATTCAACGTAGTACCTGTAATATTTGTGTTACCTGAAACACCTAAAATAAAATTAAAAATATCTTTGTTGTAAGTGCTTGTTGAGCCATTGTTTAACAAGTATTGAATGTTAAGATTGTCAGCAATAACGTCAGGTAATGGAGTTGTAAAGTTTAAAACATTACTAACACCTGTGTTACCAGTTACTACTGCAGTAAAGTCTAATGCTACAACATCCGTATCTACCCCGATTGTCGTACCATCTACGTTAGCGGTCACTCTAATAGACCAAGAAGGACCCGCATCATAACCTGATAAACCAAGAACTCTTGTTACGAATAATTGGTTAGATTGTTGTAGATATGCCTTTGCAATATATGCGGCTTCATATTTAGGGATTTGCGTTCCAATGAATTTTTCAGGAACGGTACCTCCGAAGAATGTTTGAAATTCGTCAAAGTTGGTTATAAAAATAGGTTCAAATGCTGGACCCTTTAATGTTTCACCAACTAGACCCAAAGTAGTTACACCTACGCTTTGGGCTACGAAAGACAAATCGGTTTCCGAAGTGTAAACACCTGGAGATACAAATACTTTCTGATTAGCTTGTGCTGTTGCCATTGATTAATTTTTTCTTGTGCGGTTTTATTTTATAGATAAATATTCATTTCAAATACAAAAAACTTGACTTTTAAATATGTATTAATAAACTGGCAGATTTTTTTCTACCTTTTTTCATACTTTATGAAAACTAACCATGACAATATCAAGAACCTAAAAATATCTGAAAAGGCACATACTGTATTAAAAAAGTATTGTGAGGATAAAGGTTTAAAAATTCATAAATTTGTTGAAAAACTCATCTACGACAATTGCCAAGTGAAAAAAGACATTTACGGAGAGGATTAAACTAGTTTGGCGTTGTATAAAATTAACGCCTCTTCACCCACATTATCTTTCGTAATATCCACCTGTAAAATGTCACCAGTATTCAATTGAATGGTATCTAAATTACTTCCATAAAAATCTCCATTAATTGTAACATCCCAACTACTAACGTTGTTTGTTGATACCAAACTTAAATTAATTCTGTAATCAACTTGGTTATCAATCAAGGTTGTGTTACCCGAAGTGTAAAATAAACGATATTCAAATTCGTTAGGGTTTGGTGGAAATATTTCGGCTCTTCTACCCTTAGCAACATTAACATCGGTCTCAAATAATTGAACAACACGAGCCACTGCAGGTTTTACTTCAAATTCTTCTTCATCAATTAAATAACCCAACATAGTGAAGTCGTAACTTTGAATATAATATTGTCTTCTCTCAATTTCAGTTACCGACTCATCAGTTATGTTATTCATAATGATTGGAACATACTGACCTTTAATAAAAGTATATGCCTGACGAGATGAAAAAGTTTGAAGAACATTTTTGTTAAATGTATTCAACTCTCTCATTCTGTTACACATAATTTTTACTTGAAAATTTAAATCAACAGGAACAGGTTGTGGAATTGTATAAACATCAAACCCTTTTTGGTTTCCATTCCAAGTAGGAACCGTTGCATAATAAAATTGTTTTCTATTTGGAATAGTGTATTGGGTTGAAGGGTTAGTTCCGTATTTTACTTCAGGTTGACGAACCACCGTAATAAACGGGAGTTGTACGTTAAAGTCAGGGTCTTTAAAATTCCAAGTTTCTGTGAATTGAGACCATCTTTGATTAGTTATAATCTTGTCAACAACATTAATATCTTTTCCCGATACGGTAGTTTTCAATTCCGTCTTTACAAACTCCAACATACCTAAATCCAAATCAGCATGTAAAACACTTTGAGGAAGATAGGTTCCGTCTTTGTTGATAAACTCCAATAATTGTTCTCTCCTTGCCGAAAGAGTTTTTGATGGAACTAAATTAATATTCGTTTTAATTTGTTTTGGAAATGCCATTACGTACCAAAGAATTCATTTTGACTTACAGGTGTTGCAATAATAGTCCTGTAAAATGGTTTATAACCTCCATAAGTATGACGATTGTCTGAAACGACCCTTCCGTCATCGGCTACTGAATAGTATCTAACTTTACTTTCAGTTTCATAATAACCCAAGTAATCCCCCATTTGAATTTCAACTTGTAGTTCATCCAAATAAGATTGGTAAATAGAAAACTTCATATTACCTGGTTCATTTTGTTCAATTCTACTTGTACCTAACTTTTGTGCTGTAGGAGCTAAGATTTGAACCAATCCTTTAATTTCTACAGGAGCAAGAAATTGGATACCTCCTTCGGGTACCTCCCCATATACATCGTCCTGTAGAGTTTTATATCTATCTATTCTATAGAGAATAACCGTAAAATTCATGTCACCCTCAAGCCATTCCGAACCCATGGCAACATCCAAAGAGTAATCTTCACCACCAAAGAATTTACCTAATCTTGTAATAGGGACTAACTTATCTGACATATATTGATAAATACATTCTTATTTATTATATTTAATATGTTTGTGTATAAACCTACGTACCAATAAATACGAGATGGGAATTAGTCTTACAATAGAATCCAAAGCAATTACCGCACTTGAAAGTTATGAGGGTGCAAATAACTATATTATTAACCTAAAACACAAACTCCAATTAAATCCTAAGTTTTATCCAACAAGGGCTCAGTCGGAATATATTTTAACCAACAAAGACAAGACCCCCAAGGTTGCGAAAAAGTGGGTTGTCCTTGATTCGTACTTTGCAAACAAACTTGCCAACGACAAATTTCTTCTTCAGATTCCTGAAAGGATTTGGGTTGAAAAACTCTTGGCTGAAAAAGACAAAGCATATCATGTGTGGGGTAAGTTTTTTGAGGCCGATTCATTTACCGATTTTTGGATTCCCAAAGCATCTTTGATTAAAGACAATAAAGTTGAAATTAAAGAAATTGATTATTCCAAGTATTCACACCGTCCTCCGTTGGACCACCAAAAGGTTGCTATTGAAGAACTCTTAAAAAATAAGAAGTATATCTTGGCGGATGATATGGGTTTGGGTAAAACCACATCAACAATCATCGCAGCGTTGGAGACGGGGGCAAAAAAGATTTTAATTATTTGTCCGGCAACTCTTAAAATTAACTGGCAAAGAGAATTCCTACTGTATTCTGATAAGACGAGTTATGTTTGTGATGGTAAGAACTTTTCTGAGAATCACGACATTTTGATAATGAACTACGACATCATCAAGAATTTTCACGATACAAAAGACAACGAGAAATCTTTAATTTTTAAATCAAAGTTTGATTTGGTTATTATTGATGAAGCTCACTATGTTCAAAACGTCCAAGCTCAAAGAACCAAACTAATTAATGATTTGGTTAAGAACGTGGATAGACTATGGTTGTTAACGGGTACTCCTATGACCTCACGACCCATTAATTACTTCAATCTATTGTCATTGGTGGATTCACCCGTGGCAAAGAATTGGATGGCTTACGTGGTTCGTTATTGCTCAGGTTACCAATTCAAAGTTGGAAATAGAAAAGTATGGAATGTGATGGGGGCATCGCATTTGGAAGAATTGAGGGACAGAACCTCATCAACCGTTTTAAGAAGATTAAAAGAAGACGTGTTGGATTTACCCGATAAAATCATAACACCAGTTTACCTTAGACTTCGTTCAAAAAAATACGAGGAAGTTATGGGTGACTATTATAATTGGTACGAAAAAAACCCTGAAGAAAGTAAAAACCTTTCAATTCAGTTTACCAAATTGACCGAGGTAAGACAGGTGATTGCCGAGGAGAAGACTCAACATACAATTGAAATTGCCGAGAACATTATAGAACAAGGAAAAAAAGTTATTATTTTTTGTAACTTTACCAAATCTTTGGAAACCATTGTTGAACACTTTGGAAAATCTGCAGTTAGACTTGATGGACAAATGTCCAAGATACAAAGACAAGATTCTGTGGATAGATTCCAAGAAGATGAAAAGGTTAAAGTTTTTGTTGGCAACATCAAAGCTGCGGGTGTGGGTATTACCTTAACATCAGGTGAGGCGGTTATTATGAATGACCTTTCATTCCTTCCATCAGACCACTCTCAAGCTGAAGATAGAGCATACAGATATGGACAAAAAAACAATGTCTTGGTGTATTATCCAATTTTTGACAATACAATTGAAGGAATTATTTACGATATTTTAAATGTTAAAAAGCGGATTATCGGAACGGTAATGGGTGATATTCAACAGGATGATACAAATATTGTGGAAGAAATTCTAAAGAGTATAAGTCAAAGAAGGTAAAATGGGTTCTTTCTATTATTTATAAAGAAATACCTTACAATGCAACAATTACAAGAATCAGTAGAAAAACTTGAAAAGAAGATTCTACACGAACAAAAAAAAGAAGAGGTTAAAGTTCTAATCAAAGAAATGAAAAAAATCGGAATTGAGAAACTTCCGTACGCCTATTCAGCCATCAGTAGATTTATTGACCCCGAAACAATGGATGTTCATTACAACAAACATTACAAGGGTTACGTTAACAAATTAAATCAATTACTGAAAAAAAGAAAAGGTGACCAAGACCTTGAAAAAATAATCAGAAACATTTCTCGTTACCCAAAAGGTATTAGAGATAACGCAGGTGGTGCCTTTAACCACGCTTTGTTTTGGAACATGTTAACACCAAAACAAATGAAGATTACCAAAGAGCTGGAAGATATTATCAAGAAAGACTTTGGTACCTATGAAAAATTCAAACAACAATTTGAAACTGTTGCTAAAGAAAGATTCGGTTCAGGTTGGGTGTGGTTGGTGTTAACCAACAAGGGAACCCTTAAAATTATGTCTACCCCAAACCAAGACAACCCACTGATGAACATCATTGAAGGTGGGGGTTATCCATTATTGGGGTTGGATGTTTGGGAACACGCCTATTATCTCAAATACAAAAATAAGAGAGATGAGTATGTAAAAAACTTTTGGTCTGTGATTAATTGGGATTTTGTCACTAACTTGTACAAAATGAAAACTGAAACATCATTATTAGAATCCGTAGAAATGGGGGAACTTTTGAAAGAAGCAAAATCCGAGGGATGTTCAAGAGACGATATTGAAACTTATCGTGTTTTATTCAACGTAAACAAAAACGCAAGAAACATTTACAAAAACACAATCATCAAAGTCCATCAAAAAGTTTTTGCTGACAAGTATCACACCAAAAGAGAAGATGGTGAAATACCCGGTGTTTATAATTTGGAAAAACCAGGTCGTTCAGTTATTAACTATATGAACACAAACTACTCGGTTTTCTGTATCGTGGTTAATGATTTGAATAAAGTCATTCAAGGTCAGATGGGTCAAGAACCAATATCTTTTGAATTGAAAACTCCTGCCGAACAGATTACTGAAATGAAGAGAATGTGTAACTACATTGAAAAGTTCCAAGATAGAATTTTCTCTAAAACATCGTACACATTTAAGAATATTATGGCAACTCTTAAGGAAAAAGATTCCATCGGAATCAAGAGAGAAGAGATGGCAAAAAAAGTTTTGGAAACTAAATTACCTGAAACTACTGTTGAAATTGCTGCAGGTGCGGGTAAAGAGAAAGACGCTTATAAAAAAATTGATTTAGAAATCGTCCACAAAGGAAGAAAAATTACCGCACAGGTAAAAGGTTTTGATGAACTTATTCCCGAGGATGAAAAGTTAGTTGTCACAAAAACAGGAGAAATTGACAAATATAAAGTTGATTGGATGGTTTTTATTCGTGGTAAAAATGTTTTAGTCTTTAGAAACCGACCTGAAATAGTTCTTGGTCAGTATGTATTTGACAAGAACGACTTATTATACCACATTAAGTAATTTTAAAGTATTTATAGGTATGCCAGTAATACCCGAACCAGAAAGAAGTAAAATCTATACAAGGATTAAACACCAATTAGGTGCTCCCCTTAGAAGTGTAGAACTTGAGGATGAAATGTTAGATTCCTTAATGGAACTGTCTGTTCAAGATTATGAACAATATACCCTTGATTGGTTAATTGAATCTAATTGGGTTAACTTAGTTAACTTGAACATGAGTGAAAAATCAGTTGCGCAAGCTTTGATTACTCGTACCATGAATTTAGAAGACCAATTTTCGTATTCATATTCAAAAATTGTTGGATTACAAACAAAAGGTCCTTGGGTTTTAAAGAAGGATTATTTCATTTTAAGTGCTAATACACAAACCTATGAGATTCCTGCGGGTAGGGAAGTTAATGAACTATTATGGTTCTCAAACCAATCTTCACAAAGTTTGGCCTTGTTTGGTGGTATAGGTGGTGGATTTGGTGGCGTTGGATTAGGTGCATCTCAAGCTGGTTATGCTCAGTTTGGTAATGTTGGTTCATACTTTATGATGAGTGGTTTTGATTATCTATTAAGAGCACAAGAAGCAAACATTTTGAATAGAATTTTGGGTGGTTCATTAACTTATCGTATCACAGGTTTACCTGATGGTAAGAGATTAATTCACTTATACAATACCCCAGGAGGAAGATTCAATTGGAATAACTACTCACTATATGCCGGTAAAGCCGTGTGGTATTGGTATTACGAAACAACACCTGATAGTAGGGCAGATTGTTTAAGAGACAATCCTGACGTTATTAAATTACCTTCAGATGTTCCCATTCAAGACTTGACATGGGAAGAGTTAAATGCACCCGCTCAACAGTGGGTTAGACGTTGGTTCACCGCCTATGCTAAAGAAACTTTAGCTCGTGTTAGAGGAAAATATAGTGGAAACTTAAAAACTCCTGACACAGAAATTGTTATGGATTACCAATCCTTATTAACAGAAGCTAAAGATGAAAAAACAAAATTAG